ACTTAGAAAATTACCCAGCACTTTACAGACGTCAGACTGTAGACGGTGAAGCAAAATGGGTTGCTATAGATAAGACAGATGCTACAACTGAAAATGGAATAATTTTTGGTGATGCACGTTTTATGGGTGACGGCACAACAGATGTTGTTACTGGTACAATCCCAACTACAAAGACTTTACTGACAAGTGACTACTTAGATATTGATAGACCTGATCCTAGTGTTTATCCACGTGGAATACTTCTTTTTAACACAAGACGTAGCACATATGGTGTAAAACAGTTTAAATCAGATTACTTTAGTAGAACAAACTTTAGTGATACTACATTATATCCTACACTGCCTACTGAAAAGGATGCATGGGTAACAAGTAGCGGAAGTACATTTGGACGCAAAGCAGTAAGAACAGTAGTTGTAAATGCAATGAAGAGTGCATTAGATGCTAGTGCAGAATTACGTGAAGATGCAAGAACATTTAACGTTATTGCAGCTCCTGGATATCCAGAGCTAATAAGCAATATGGTAAGTTTAAATAATGATAGACGCCAAACTGCATTTGTTGTAGGCGATAGTCCAATGAGATTAGCAGCAACAAGTACCGCTATAGAAAACTGGGCAACAAACGCAGCATCAGCTGCTGATAATAATGAAGATGGATTAGTAACAAGTGATCCATATCTGGCAGTATTTTATCCTAGTGCAACAACTAACGATTTAAATAATAATACAATTGTTGTTCCAGCAAGTCATGCAATATTAAGAACAATTGCAAGAAGTGACGATATTAGTTTCCCTTGGTTTGCTCCTGCAGGCACAAGACGTGGACTGATAGACAATGTTGCAAGTATTGGATACATTAATTCATCAACAGGTGCATTTATAAACGACAATATTCGTGAAAGTGTAAGAGACACACTATACACAAATAGAGTTAATCCAATAGCATTTTTCCAAGGTAGCGGAATACTGAACTACGGAAACAAAACAAGAGCTGCAACTTCAAGTGCATTAGATCGTATTAACATATCAAGATTAACAGGGTATTTAAGACGACAGTTACAGACTATTGCTACAGGGTTTGTATTTGAACCAAATGATAAAATAACAAGAGACGAAATAAAGCAACAAATTGAGCAAACACTCAATGATCTAGTTGCAAAGCGTGGTGTTTATGATTATTTGGTAGTATGTGATGATACAAATAACACATCAGATAGAATTGATCGTAATGAGTTATACGTAGACGTTGCTATTGAACCTGTAAAATCAGCAGAGTTTATTTTTATTCCTATAAGATTAAAGAACACTGGTGAAATTGCAAGCGGAAATGTAGCAGCAGCAAGCACAGTTTAACAAATATAAAAAAATACAATGGGGGTTTATGCCCCCATTTTTTATGACAAAAAACTGATAAATACTTTTATAATTAGATTAGGAGCAGAATGAAATGTCAGTTTCATCATTAACAAAGTTTACAGTACCTATTGACGGTGACCAGAGTGCAGCAAGTCAAGGCTTGTTAATGCCAAAACTAAAATATCGTTTTAGAGCGAGTTTTGAGAACTTTGGTGTAAGCACACCTAGAACTGAAATGACAAAGCAAGTAATGAATATAACTCGTCCTAGTGTTACATTTGAAGAGAACATAATTGATATTTACAACAGTAAAGTATACCTAGTAGGTAAACATACTTGGGAACAAATCACAGTAAACTTACGTGATGATGTAAACGGTTCAGTTTCAAAATTAGTAGGCGAGCAAGTACAAAAGCAATTTGATTTTATGGAACAATCAAGTGCAGCTTCAGGTATAGATTATAAGTTTATTACACGTTTTGAAATATTAGATGGCGGCAACGGTGCTAGTACTCCTAACGTTCTTGAAACTTGGGAACTATATGGTTGTTTTATAGCAAATGTAAACTACAATGATTTAGACTATGCATCACAAGAACCAGCACAAGTTACTCTTAGTGTAAGATTTGACAATGCAGTTCAAACACCATTAGGTGAGGGCATTGGGTCAAGTGTAGCAAGAACAGTTGGACAGGTTGTAACTGGCTAATAGGAGTTAGTTATACATGGCTAGTGTTAATCCACTTTTAAATGGAATGACCTCTGACAAGACGGTTAGAGATTATAAACACGCATCTAAAACTTTTGTAGACAATAACTATGAGTTACAACCAAAATACAGTAACTTATTTCACGTTGTTTTTGAGTTTACACCAGATGCGGCTACATTATTTGATACAATACAACAATTAGAAATTCCAATACTTGTTAAAAGTGCAGACTTACCCTCTTATACCCTAGATGTGCAAACTCATAACCAATACAATAGAAAAACACAAAGTCATCATAGTTTTCAATATCAACCAGTCACAATACGCTTTCATGATGATGCAAAAGAAAACATAAGAAACTTATGGCACAAATATTACATATATTATAATGCAGATCCTACTTATGATTTAGATGGAAACAGTTACACAACTTCAGATAAGTACGCAAACAGAACCCAACAACAATGGGGATTACAAAGAGGTAATAAAAGATTTTTTAAAAACATAAAAATCTATAGTATGCACAATCATAAATTTGGTGAGTATACTCTTGTAAATCCTATAATTACTGCTTTTAGTCATGATCAACATGCTTATGCTAACGGCGGTTTAATGGAAAACACAATGCAAATAGCATATGAAACGGTTAAGTATGCTACAGGTTTTGTCAATAATATTACGCCAAGGGGATTTGGTGATATACATTATGATGTAGAAGTTAGTGATTTAAGTGCAGACAATGCTGCAATAGGAGAAGATAACGCATTTATAGATGGGTCAATTAGGACAACAACAGGTGAACGTCCTAAAGATTTATTCCAAGGCAATGTCATAGGTACAATTACAGATGCAGATATAATTTTTAACCAGTCACGCCTTACTACTGGTAATGTAATACAGGACACTATTAGTATTTTTGCTAATAACTTGTTAACTGGCAAAAAACCTAGTAGTAACATATTAGTACCAGTAACTGGTGCAGCAGAAAAAGTAGCAAACAATTTTGCAGGAGATGTTACTGATGGAATAATAAATTATTTCACAGGCGAAAATACAACTAGTACAAGACCTAATAATAGTGATATAGTGCCTACAAATGGCATAGTATTTTCTGAAGGACAAAATATTCAAACATATAGAAGCAACATTACTAACTCTAGTACATATGATATAGGTTTTGCAAATCAGGTTCCAAAAGCCGGCACAAAATCCAATGCAGCTAAAATAAGTGATATGCGAACTGTTGGTGAAAAAAGTAGTATTGTAAGTAAACCTTTAAGCAAATTAGTAGACGCAGGAACATAATATGGCACAGGATACAAATTTACCACTAGTACAACCTGCAGATAATTTTGATCAAAGAGTACAGGATTATTTTACAAACTATTTTACAAATCAAATCAGCATGACTGACATGGAGTACGAAGCAACAAAAAGTTTTTTTGTAGCAAGAACTGCAAATACTGATGCTGCGGCAGCACTTACTGCTGCAACAATAGAAGCGGCCAACGAACTTAATGTAAACATTTTAGATATTATACAACAATTTGAAGGTGTTGCTGATTTAAAAAGTGCAATACCTACCTTTTTAAATTTAAGTAGACGTAGTTCAAGTTTACTAGGTTACGAACAAAACATTACTCCAAATGAAAATATAGCCAGACAAATAGAGGCTTGAAATGTTTAGTCGTAACAAGTTTGCAAACGGCATATACGAAATGAAAAATCCACAAAAATATAGTGGAAATAAATCTCCAAGATATAGAAGTGGATGGGAACATGCATTTATGCGTTTTTGCGACAACCATCCAAGTGTTGTAAACTGGGCAAGTGAAGCAATACAAATACCCTATCGCAATCCATTAACAGGAAAAGGTACAGTATATGTACCTGATTTTGTTGTAATGTATCAAGATAAGAATGGTAAAAAACATGCTGAGCTTATAGAAGTAAAACCTAAATCACAAACAATACTTACAGAAAAAACTCGTAAACAAGAAAAACTTGCAATTGCTATTAACCATGCAAAGTGGGAAGCTGCTGCAAAATGGGCAAAGCATAAAGGTCTACGCTTTAGAGTTGTAACTGAAGAAGATATTTTTCACAACGGCAAACGTTAGTAAATAAGTACTAGTATTAATAACTAGGAACCCACATGACAAAAAAACTAGAAGAACTTTTTAATGTTGAAGTTAGCGAAGAAATGCCTTTGTCTAAAGAAGAAAGTGAAAAGACTGTAGACACTGTAACTGCAGACGATATTCCTGAATTACAAACTGCTATGGCAAATGTAGATAAGATAGATGCTGCTTTACCTAGTGTACGAGAGCTTGACTCTAGTGATAAAGAAATGGATGACATTGCAGACTTAGCAAAAGATACATTTAAGGATCTCATGGACTTGGGTATGAATGTAGAAGCACGTTTTAGTGGAGAAATATTTAACAATGCAAGTCGTATGTTGGATACTGCATTAAGTGCAAAACAACACAAAGTTAATAAAAAACTGCGTATGGTGGATTTGCAAATTAAGAAAGCAACATTAGATGCTAAACTTGCAAAACAAGCCAGAGAAAATGGCGATGATTTAGAGGATGGACAAGGACATGCTATAGATCGTACACAGTTATTACAGGAAATATTAGGACGCAATACACACAAAAAGGAATAAATACATACATATAGAAGGATCACAAAGATGAAAAGTTTTAAAAGTTACCTTGTAGAAAGTGAACAAACTTATAAGTTTCGCATTAAGATGGCCGAAAAAGGCGATGATGAAATAATGAATGCACTTGAAACTGCATTAGAAAAATATGAAGTTGCAAGTATTAGTAAACCTAAAAAGACACCTATACAAGAACACCCAATGGATTTCCAAACATTAAACAACGCTGAAGTGTTTATAATGGACGCAGAACTTAAATATCCAGTAACTGCTCATCAACTATATGAATATATTACTCAAACAGTTGGCGTGCCAGCAAGTCACTTAGTTGTTATTAACAGTGATCATCCAGAAGAGATTGCTCGTGAAGAAGCAATAAAAGAAGAAGGTGACGAGTATAGTGCAAAACTAGATGATCCAGATTACAAAGATGCAAAAGATGTTAAAGCAGAAGATAGTTTTGGTGACAAGTATAATGAAAATATGCTAAAAGGATTAGAAACCCGTAAATATGAGTTTGAAAAGGCAAAGTAATGAATGACTTATATAAAGCAATAGATTCTTTAAAAGATATTATAGCAGAAGAGGAATCTACTGTTAATGAAAAGATTGATTTAAAAACAGGTTATTATACTGGTACAAATATTACACCAACTAAATTACAGTTAGACCGTTTGAAGAAAAGAGGCCTGGTACCACAAGACTACCAACTTCCTAAAAGAGTTAGTAAAACAAATCCTAGTGCTAGACCGTTCATAGACTTTCTTAATAATTTAGGCAACAAAGTTAGTAAAAAAGGTGAAAAAATATTTCCTAAACGTATTGGAAAAGAACCTGATGTTTCACAAGGATCTACAATTGCAAAAGCACCAGCGGCTAAAGACAGTGATATTTCACAAGGATCTACTATATCTAAAACGCCAATGAAAAAAGGCAAAGTAAAAGCAACTGCCGCTAATACAAAAAATTATGACAGAACACTAGCTCTACAAAAATATTTAATATCAAAAGGTGCTAAGATAGATGCTGATGGTATAATGGGTCCACAGACAAGAGCTGCAATGAAACAATTTGGACAACCAGGTGCAACACCAATTGCTAGACCTAAGACAACACCAAAGAGCGGTGGCCCAGATAAAAGATTTGCTACAGGTCCTGAATTAGATATGCCAGATACAATAGGCAAAGTAAATCCTAAAACACCTTATAAAGACATTGATAAACTACGTGGACCTGGTAATAAAAATAGATTTACAGGTTTACCTATGGCACCTAACATGTATAAAAAAGATGCACAGGGCAACTATAGTATGGCTCAAGGCCCAAATCAACCTGAGAAAAAAGTTGGCGATGATTTTATAAATCGAATTGCAAATTCTTTTGGAGACATATTTAAAGGCTCAGATAAAAAAGGTAATGCAGATCCACTTAAACTTGCTCAACCAAAAAGTGATAATACTACAAAAGTAGCAAATAGAAACATGATTAAACGCATCACTGGTGCAAACACATAAGGAAAGTAAAATGAATATGGACAATATGAGAGAATACTTAGATAAAATAATCTCATTGGAGCAAGAGCAACCAGTTGAAGAAGGTGCGGTCAAAAATATGATCCAAGACGTAGAAGAAGGCATGGGTAAAGAAGAGTTTGAGAAAAAGTATCCAGGTCAAAACTATGATGAGATTAGACAAGAAATTGAAGACAGAATGAATGAAGCAAAAAAAGCACCATTAACAGTTGAACTATTACAAAAGGGATATGATCAAGTATATAATTTTGTAGGCGAATATGGTGATGCCGCTCTTGAGTATCTAGATGATAATGCTCCTACTTTTAATAACTTGTTTACCGAATATGATGGTGACTTAGATGTAATTGCGAGCAAGGTAGATATGACCACATTCAATCAAATAATGGATGAATTAAATGATGTTGCTAATGATTTAGAAGGTGGAGTTTTAGAATCAAAGGTTCAAGAAAATGATATTGAAATGGAAGAAGACTGTGGTTGCGAAGATGATGCAATGGTAAGTGTTCCAGTTCAAGAACTAGCTGATATACTACAATTAGCAGGTTATGAAAACTATGCAGACAAAATTGAAGAATACGCAAATGAGCCTGAAGAAGAGTACAGTGACACAGAAGACCAGTTAATTGGACTGAGCGGTGGACTCAACAGACCTAAGAAGCAATATCCTGCAAGTGCACCTGGTGACAATCCAATGGATCAAGAGCCACGTGAAATTGAAGAAAGCGTAGAGGATAAACTTTATAAAAGTTATAAAGACTTCTTAGAAGCAGAAGAAATTAAATCAGACGACTAAGTTCATCTTGTAATAAATCGTGTATATAACGGTGCCCCTCATCATTAGGATGTAAATGATCTGCTATATATTTTGACTTATTTTTCATTAATATATCAACCATACCTGGTACGCAATCCACATGCATAAAACGTAAATTGCTTATTTTGCAAGTAGTCTCTACTATGTGTTTAGGATACCAGTCGTGTAAGTCCTGTATGTAGTCACTGTTCTGATGTAGTACATATTCTTTTACACTAGCAGTATTTACACTACCCGGTTTCTTTTGTTGAATATAATTTAGATGTTCCCATTTATTTTCGTATTTGTTATACCAACTGTTACGATTAGGGTGACTCCAACCAAATATTATAAAATCTTGTGTTGTAATATTACT